GTCCGGTCACCTGAGGTGGTGAGAGATTCTCTTAAGCGTTGGCAACAGCATACTGACCAATCCTGATATCATAATCAGTAACAGTAGTAGTAGTATTGTCAAAAGTAACGGTTTGTCCAGGCAAGATGAAATTGACATCTGCAGTACCCACTAATTGAGTACCTCCAGCGTTAGCACTCTGAAAACCAGCAGACCGAGTAGCAGTACCACCTAAAGTAGTACTGACCACACCGGTTCCGGTGATTACAAAGGAAACTAAACCTTGATATTGCTGGGAAGCAGTAAAAGTCAACACACCTGCAGCAACACTAGCCACAAGAGGAACATTTCCTACGAGAGGGGGAATAGTGGCAAAATCGTCTGCACCTCCAAAGCGGCCAGACAAAGCATTTCCTATTCCAACAGTACCTAGTTGAGGAGTCATCAAATCTACAGAATACACAGCCCATACTTTCCCTAGTTTAGCGGCAGCCACATTGTCTTGAGTGCTCACAAAAAGATTACCGACATCATAAAGATCAATGTCAGAATTTGCGGGCAACGTTCCATTACGAACATAATATGTCTGTCTCTTGTTTAAGTTTGCGGGAGCAGAATTGAAGGTCATGTCTCTCCAAGAAGGTTGATTTGTGGTACTTTCCCACGACACGATTTGCGTTTCCGACGTAGGGTTTGGGTCGGTGGGATCGTAATCTACGGAAAGGAACGAGGATCCAATGGTAGAACTGGGACAACCAGCAATATAACGAAACTTCAATGATCTGAACTTGTAAGATTCGAAATTGTTGGCAATCGAAGACAACCAAGGAAACACAGACGCCAGTCCGGGATTTAATGCATACTTAGTAGTAGCAAAATCAACACTTCCTAAGACACTCGCGATTAACTCGGAGTGTTCGACATGAAACCCACATCCTTTGGGGGTTTTAATAGCTTTGATTCGAGGAGCTCCAGTACGAACACTAGTACCTATAGCAGCAGGAACATTAACAACTCTAAATTGTGTTGGTTGCTGAGGGTTACTTCTCTTTTTCTTTCTTTTATCCTTTTTACGGGATTGGTTTTGTTGTAGCGGTCCAATGAACTTCGCTGGTAACATTTAGAATTCTCTCTCCATCCTTCTCAGAGCCGATGAGCCCCCCCTAACTGCCAACCACCAAATGTTAGGGCCTAATATTTTCAATTCTTAAGCGTAGTCCCGGATAGCCATATCATAATAGATAGGGCTTTCCAGCAAGTGAAAAGGACTACTAGGAAAAGCAGCTTCTGTAGCAAAAAGTTCTTCGTTACTAAAACCATAACGCACTGACAGTTGGGTATAAGCCTCTTCTGCGAGCTCTTCATGGTCATAGGTTCCGACACTATGCACTTGATGTTCTTCTAAAACGTTACTAAACGGAACATCTTTACTTTGTTTAAAAGTGGATACGAACTTTCTTATTACAGGAACTGGAAGGAAGCCAGCAAAGGAACTTGCGACATCGTTTAAAAACAACTGGCTCGCTTCTAACAAAGGTTTTCCGGAATGAATTTCACATGGATGTTTGAGACTCTTCCCCATTTTTAATATACGCGAGGGGAGAGGGGCCCATACCATGCCACGGGCTTTAGTGTAATACCACATACCTTTTAAAAACGACATTTGAGCGTAAGTAGTCTGTTCTAATTTCATGTCAAACCCCAAGTAATCGAATTGGGCTTTGACTGCAATTATATTAAAAACAGTCCCATGACTCAAACAACGCTGGAAAACGATCATCCAGGCCATTACCATCACGACAGAATTACCGAGAGTAGTATCGGAACCTCCTGTATCGCGCATGGCACGGCCGGATTTATCAATTTTCAACCGTTGTTCGGGATGGAACTTCGAATAGGCT